GGTGTAGTTTTCGCGGAGGTTGTAGAGGCGCTGCCAGTCCGGAGCTTTTTCGCTTTCTTCCTGTGGATCGTCGGTGATGGCGAGGAAAGTGTTCTTCCAAGTCCGCATCGTGGCCTTGCCGCCTTCCTTCGCCTCAAGATACTCGGCAACGAATTGGTGCATTTTGTTGGCGAATCCTTTCTTGGCCGGGAAAAGCGTGTTCAGCCCGTTCAGCCAATAGCCCCGAATCCCGGCAAACGGTTTCGTCGGCCTCCACTCGCCTTGCTCGATCATCGCCCGCCGCCCCGCGTCGTCATGCTCATGCCCGCACTCCTTGTTTTCGCAGACGTATTTCGCGCCCTCCGGTGTTTCCGTGTCCCACTTCACTTGCGACCATTCGAGGACTTGAAAATGTCCGCATTGCTGGCACGGACAAAACCATTTCCGATAGTCGCTTCGCTCAAGCCAAGATTCGATGCGGCTCTTGCCTTTGATCGTCGGCGTTGAACTCAGCACTTGAATGCTGTCGGGGTAGTTGTCGGCCCGCTTGAACGAGAGCGCGACCGGGTCGCCCTCCTTGCTGTCCTCCATCGCGTCAATCTCGTCACAGCGCACGACCGGCGATTGGATTTGCCGGAATCCGCTCGGCGAGTTTGCGCCAATCGCCGCGATGTGCCCGCCGGGAAATTTGATAGAGAGCAACGTGTTGTCCTGGTGCCGGGCTTTGATGTTGATCTTCCCGCGCAACCGTGGCGTTGCCCGCACCATCGGATTGAAAAATTCCTTCCTCCATTTCGTTGCGCTGTCCAGCGTCGGATACACGACCAAGATTGCCTTTGGATCGTGGTCAATAATGTAGCCGTCGAGGTTGTTCAGCGTCTCGGTTTTGCCGGTGCGCGACGCCCATTGCAGCACGGTCGTTTGCACCTCGCGGTCGGTGTAGCTTTCTTGCGGCTCGCGTTGATACGGCCCAGCGTCAAACGAGTAGCGCCCTGGTTTGCTGGTGCTTCCCTTTTCCAGCCAGCGGTATTTTTCCGCCCATTGCGCGACGGTCAGCGTTTCCGGCGGCTTGAAGCTCGCAAGGAATTGGTGGATTTCACTCCGTAGGCTCGTCAGCCCCGGAGACAAAATCGCGCTCGCCGAGTTTTTGGAGGTTGGCATAGATCGTGGCTTTCTGTTTCGCCTCAAGGTGCGAGTGGTCAATCACTTGCGAGATGGCAACTTTCAGTTCCTCAAGCGATGCGCGCACCCGCTCCGCCGGGATGAGGCGTCCGCGCTCAAGGTCGCGTTTCATTTCGTGGAGGTCGGCCTTGGCGGCTTCGTTGCGCGTCTTTTCTTTTTCCAAGTCTCCGGCAATGGCGGTCACGATCTGCTTTGTTCCAAAGCGGCCATCCTCGCCAGCCTCGATTGACTCGGCGCGAAGCCGCTTTCCCAGCGTGAACGGGTCAATGTCGAACTCGGCTCCAGCCTGTTCAAGCGTCCAGCGGATCGGTTTATTCGGTTTGCCCATGTTTAGAGATAATGCAAATGACTTGTGTTAGCGAAAAAAGCGGTCTGCGGAACCACCAGAGACTTTCTCACTTTTGGGAGAACCTATTTTTAATTTTACAGAGAAAACTCTCATTTATGGAGTGTTTGATTTGTATTTTATACGTCATTTTCTCATTTATTAGGATTGATAAGCGCCATTAAATTGCATTAGCGGAATCGCCTAACACGCTCAAAGCGTTGGCGTTCCTGGTGTATTTAATCCATGCCCATCCTTTGTCGTCCACAATGTAGCCCGGCTTTGAAACGATAGACTGAAACAGCTCGGCGCATCCCGCGATGGAAGCGGCCTTCTCCGCGTGTTCACGTCCGCGCGAGGACCATAGCACCAACTCAAATCCCTCGTTGTGGCGCAATCGCAGCCAATCCACAAGGCGGGCATTGACCTGACCTGATGTGATTAGCGTGCCGTCCACGTCGCAGAATATCACGCGAGGCGGCGGAATCGGCTGTGAATTTAATCTTGACACGTTGTGCTAAATTGTTGTTACCCTATTTCAAGCCACCGCATTGCCGTGGTGATGGTTCAGTGTTGAGGCCAGCCCTTTCCGCTATCGCGCTCTGCTTGGTGTTGGTTCATTGTTCTGTTCCTTTACTGACCGTATAGCCACGAAGATTTCCACGGCAGCGCCCGGCGCAAGCAGCGAGCGCAACGCCTCGTGAGCATCGGTGGTGGTGAGGTGCGCGAGCGTGGCCTCGCTGTCCGGCCAATGGATCGAGACGGATTGTCCCTGCTGTTTAGCGGTGATAGTCATTGTGCGTCGTATCCGTCGATCATCCGCGCTGCTCCGCCTGTGGTCGCGAACTCTTCCGGCTCGCCCTTGACCGCTCGGACTGTGATGCGCTGCCCAACCTTGGCGTCGTAGCCTCGCAGCCAAACGTGCCCGCCGTCGCCGCGTTTGCTGGTCTTGATGAGCAGTCCCGCGCTGGTCCGCTGAATGACGAGACCGGCGATGGTCGCTGCACCGGAGGTTGCCAAGCTGGTGCTGCCGGGCTGATCGAGCGCGGTGCTGGTGGGCTTCCACGGCTCGGCAGCGGCAGAGGTGGAGAGTATGAGCAGGACGACGGCTTTCTTCACATGCCCGGCCCAGCGTTTCGCTTGGTTGGCCTTCATCTGCGCGCGACGGCGCTCAATGTCTGCGGGCGTGAACGTCTTCGGTTTGCCCTTGGCGAGTGAGGCTAGAGCCTGGGCATTTGGATTCTTTGACATGGCGCGGAAGATAAGGTGAGCGCAAGTTTAACGCAACTGATTTGCGCTTATCAAAGAAAATTCGCTCTTTTTTCCTCTGTAAATGGCAGTTTTCTTAAATAAACGCTTGCCATAGGTTAGATGATCGCTAGATTGTTTCCCATGAAGAAACTCACCAAGCGCCAAGAAGCTCAAAACCTTTGGAATCTATGCGTTGCCGCTGAAACGGCGATGAGCAGCGAAGAAAAAGCCCGCATTGAAACTTTGGCTCCGAGCGTTCCGAAAGCGGATCGTGACCGGGTTTATGGATCGTCAAATTCCACGGCTGACCAATGGGCGGCGAAATACGGCAGCCGCTAACCTTTTCCCTTTTATGCAAACCAAATCCAATCCATCCAAGCCATCGGCACGTCTCAAACCCGGCTACTACTGGGCCGCTATCTGGCCGAATGGCAGGCAGCTATGGGGCGACACCGTAAAGCGCAATGTTGAGCGGGCCGCGCGCGGCACTTGCCTGAAAATTGTTCAAATCCCGCAAAACTCCTAACATGACCACGACCCAAACCCAACCCACCCCGGCACCAAAGCCGGACGCGCAGCCCGTGCAGGCTGCAACGCGTGAAATCCTTTACGCTGACCGCTCCTTCTCAAACGAAAGCGCCGGAAAGGAAATGGCCGCGTGCCTGGCCGAAAATGGAAATGTCGAGTGCTACTTCCCGACACCGGCCAGCGCCGAGCGCAACGGCTCGCTTTTCCTTTCCGCGCCCGCGCTCCTGGCGGCGCTGGAGAAGATCGAGGCAAACGCCGCAGAGTCGCCGGAATGGATTCGCCGCGTGACCAACGAGGCGTTGCAACTGGCGAGGGGAGGGGCGAAATGAACCTCTGGACTGTCACGGATGGCTGGTTTCGGTGCGTGGTGCGTGCCGATTCCGCCGAGGATGCGATTGACTACGCCGCCGCCCACGACCTCCGAGGGTGCGACTGGAAAACACTGAGAGCAACGCGCAAGTGACGCCCCCACGCGCTCCCCGGCAAGTGTCGGGAAGCGACGGGGGCGGCGCTTGCAAGGTCCGCGACTGGACGCCGAGGGTGCGAGCCGAGGGGACAACCGAAACCAAAGCCTAGCCCCGCGCCTGCCCGCACTGGACGCAGGGCGCAAAGATGCCCGGAAAATTATGCCGCTGCCAGACGATATTGCTTCTCTGGCAGCGGTTTTTTGCTCTTTCAGCCAATTCCAGCGCCGAGGGTGGGTCTGGCATGTCGGCACGTTTCGCAACCAAAACCGCCGTGGCGGGCATTTGTGGCGATTCTAGGGGCATATCCGCAACGCCAGCAACCGCCGCTCGCAGCTCGGCGAACAGCGGCTTGACGAAAACGGGATGCGAGCGGGTCATGTCCATGCGTCGAGGATGGACTGCACGAGCGGCAGATTTTCCTCGGTAATTGGCTGGCAGGCGTCGATTGCGGCGATGCAAGTAAGCGCCATCGCGACCGTGGTCGAGGGTAGGCCAGCGGGCATCGACGTGTCAGGCCGGTAATCCTGCTGCGAAAACAGCACGCAACGGGCGCGGATGGTGGAGAGGCGGTCGGCGGCGGTCATTTGATGGCGTCGAGGGTTTCGCGGGCTTGGTCCCTGTGTTCGGCGGCGATGCACTCCCCGGCGTCGTGTGATTTCATCACTACGGCATTGGCTA